ATAAGGTAGGCTGCAACTTGCTTCAGACTCCAGCTAGGAGGAAGTCTTAGTAACTTCTGAGCGCGCGCTACGTTCTTGATTCCCATGGTTTGCAGTAACATATTCGCCATCATGTTAAAGCTCCAACCGTGATTCACCCTCTTGCTAAGATCCCGGATGATTTCATCTATGTCATCATACTTCAGTCCGAAGAACTTACTTGCATTCGTCCGGTGGTAATCCAGTGGAGATTCCACCGTGGCAATCATGTTCTCATCCCCACTCAGGTAAGCGACACATCTAGCCTCAGCTTGTTCAGCATCAGGCTCACCAAGATAATACCCGTAATCAGACACATACATAGACTTAATAACGCTGCCGCGAGGAATAACCTGGATACTATTTCCTGTCCAGAATACAGAGCCATGTGACGCCATTCGTAAAGTGTCAGTCCCAGAAGGAGCAAGAGTGAAAAGAAAACGGCTATTAAGTAGTAGAGCATCAATGTAACTCCCTAAAAGTTTCTGCGCTTTCTTGTAATCCAAGATCGCTTGACAGATGAGTTGGTTAAACGGATGTTGTGTTGCCAACTTCTCCAGTATCTTCTTATCCGTCCCGTTGACTGGCCCCTTGGTAGAGATTACGTTCAACACTGGAAGAACCTGTTGCCAAGAGCCGGGATTGAAGTTAGGCCGCTTCAGTATATCCTGTAGTAGTTTCCGGTTCTCCTCAATTTCCGGTATCTGTTCCTCTCGAATCTTATCCCTGGCCTCAGTATCTATCTTCCATCCCCGCATCCCACACATCAGTGCCGGGAAGTTTAGTGGGAACTTAATCAGATAATTCTGCCAAGCCCAAGCAGGGAGTTCAGCGATAAGATATAGCAGACTGCAAGAAGTAGCCCACACGTCCATACAACCGTATGTGAGAAAATCTTCCCTAGATCCAGTGCGACTAAGATCCTTCCAGTAGTATACTTCTCTAACACAGAAAGTAGTAACAAAAGCAAGACGCTTAGGAAGCTCAGCATACCAACAATGGAATAAATCCTGTGTGTCAAGAAGCCAGTTACGAGGGGGGCAACCATAATAAATAAACCAAGAGTTATCGTATATTCCATTTTGCATTACCTTGGGGAGGGGAAGCTGATTGAGAAGTTGCATCCAGCGGTAACGTTCTTCACTGTTAATCCAGAATGTGAAGTTAGTAAGCTGGGGCTGTGTACTGCCGGGAGTGGACCAGCAGATAGAGTAGGAACAGATCTGGATTCTCAGTGGATCAGGTGCAGTTTCCACGTCAATGCTGAGGAAGATACCGTGACGTTTCGTGAGTTCATACAGTTCCACGAACCTGCGACCATCTTCCAGCTCTTCCCACTTGAATGGAATCTCACTCTGCCATATCGCGGGCCGGAGAATCTTACTTACATACCTCTTGAACAAGAACTCTCCTGTGGTAGTGGACATCAACTGCTTCAATGGGTCGATAATAACAAACGGTTTGCCCCAACGGGTGAACAGGCTACCGGCGTAGTTATCAAGACTTACCTTACGACCAACTATCTTAGCCAGGAACTCATCTTGGGCACACAGGACTCCGTCATACTCCAGAGCCAGTTCAGCCGCTGTGTCCGGACAACGATAGAACACAGTAACTGAATGGCCCTGAAGTACCGGCTTCGTGTAACCCAGAAAGTTCTTATCTTCCGGGTCAATCACTAGCGCAAGTTTCATGCAGCTTCGGCTCTCTCGTACGTAGCTACGAAGATGTCATGTTTGCACGGATAGAACTCTCCCTTAACTCCCTTGATAATCCAGTCTCCGGGATTGCAAGTCATCTTCCCTTCGAGTGTGGTGACGGTAAGGGAATCCGAATCTCCCAACTCATCAAATACACTCTGCTCTTTGCAACATTCAGTGATGAACCAGCTTGGAACTGCTACGGTATCATTCGCCATAGCACGATTCCCCGGATACTGGAACGCGTCAATCACTACTGGCTTCTTTCTCCAACGGAAGTTCATGGTGTGTCTCCATTCTCTATGTTAGGAAACTCCGAACGAAAAGCAGAAAGTATGGTTCCAGCTTGCTGCTTCAGCCAGACTTCCACACGGATTTTGTCAACACTAGTAAGCTCCGTGTGGTGCTGGTAGTAGAATTCCAGACTAACTTCCAGTCCGGAGTTCTTCTTGCTGGCATAAACTCTGGTAGGCTTACGTGCCACGGCCAATTCCAGACTGATTCAAACTGTTAAGCACGCCGCCGATCACATCGTTAGCAGCCTGATTCGCAGCCCGGAAGTTTTCCTTGATAATCAACTTCTGGGTTTCATTCTCCACCATCTTATCCAGATAGTGTTGGCATTTCCTGAGATCCTGAATCCCACCCTTATCTTCCCAACGGGTCAGATAGGAAATGATAGTACCTTCCATGAATCCGATTCCGTTGGCGCAGATGAAATCCCAGGGTTGAATCCTGCAACGACGGTAATGATCACCGCCGATCTGTCTGGAATTTGCAGGTTGTCCAACGTAACTGGCAGCTTGTTCCTGATCGGTGAAGATTACCAACTTATCCTCCAGCTCGGCAATCCTGTGATCTTGCTTCATCCGGTACTCGTGAAGCATCTTGTGTTCGACAATCAACCGCTCGTATTCTTCCCGGTAATCTTGCTGATCGACATGAACAGCAGGTTGTTTCGTGACCTTCTTGGCGACCTTGATTTTCTTGACAACACGTTTCTTCAGCGGGATACCTCTTGGCATGGTGGATTCCAATATAAGATGGTGAAAAGGAGAAGGGAAATCGCTCCCTAGTTTTAAGTCTTGGGAGCAGCGGACTTGTTTCAACAAGAACTTGGATCAGGTAAAGTTGTCGATCCGTTCCTCAAGCACTTCCAAGTATCCTTCCATCAGAAGGAGTTGGTAACGCAACAGTGCCTGATCCTTTGGCGAAAGATTCCGATACTGCTCATTGTTCTCAATGAACTGAATCAGGTTCGCCATCTTCGTATCCAGTTCCCAATGTTCTTCGAGAACTCGATTCTGCCAGTCTTGCAAGTCAGGATCAGGTTCAAACTTCTCCCGTCCAGCTTGCAAGTCTGACAGATTTACTCCATCACTCACAGGATCTTCCATCATCAATCCATGAACACGATCTTGGTAACACCAGCGTAGACACGGGTCTTGTCATCCCGATCCCGCCGATGTTTGATCTGTGCTGCTACTGTGGTTCCAGCGTAAGCATCCAGAGTACTACCCAGATCGCTGGTTCCGAACCGAAGAGCTACTGGCAACAACAATTTCTTCAGCAGCCCTTGATTGAACTTCGCACCCTTGAACGTGGACATGAAGTACAACTGAGAGAACTTGTCTCCGGGTTTGGTATCATCTCCGGACTCGGAACCCTTAGCTTGCAGGAGTTCCACAATCTCGTAGGTGATCTGGATACAGGTTGCTTCTCCCACTTCGTGGTTCTTGTTAACTTCCAGAACCTTGACTTGGTACATCCCTTCCTTCGGAGTTACATAATCTGCAATGTCCGGGATGTTATCCAAGCTCTCGTTGAGAAGAGCATCCATATCAACGGGAGTATCGTCCGTGGGTTCCGCATCTGCGGTGTTACCACCCATTGCTGCCAGTGCTGCTTTCTGTGCATCAGTCAATTCAGGCATTTCAATTTCCTTATCAAGTTACGAAAGGTTGGTGATCGAGTTACCAGTTACCAGTGTCAAGTAGTTACAGTTTAACCATGTCTAGTCTCCTTCGCTGAGTGAGTTGGGGATTACTTCTTACCGAGAGCGGCCAATGCAGCAGCCGCACCTGTTGGTTTGTTCCCGCTGAGATCAGCTTCAAAGATCGGAAGTAATCCCTTATCTGTACTTTCAATCTGCACACCCATCCGATCGCCAGTTACCACCTTGTTCTTGTAAGTGGTTCTGGACGCGAATACGTGTTTACCGTTAACTACTTCACAGTAAACCACAGTGTCGAAATACTTTGCTGCATTCCGGGAGAAGTTGCGAGTTCCTGCCATCGGGAAGATCTTCTCATCACCTGCCTGATTCTCGTGAGCAATCTCGTGAGTAATGACAATCCAGTTCTTGGTGGAGTTCTGAATCACACCAAGTCCCATATCAAGAATCGCACCTTGCTTACGCCAATGTTCCCATTCAGGAGTCCAATCTTCCGATTGCTTCAGCGCCATATGTGCCAAGATACTGTTTCCCCACTGAGTCATGGAGTCCAGGACAATGATATCCTTCGGGCCACAGTCTGCTATCTTCAGATAGTTAAACGGTTTGCTGGCTCCGATACAGACCATGCACTTGTTAAGTCCATGTTCAATACACGGTTTGAACTCCCCTCCCTTGAACAAATGCGCTAGTGCCTGCATCATACAAGGATTGGTAACAGTGTCGGGAAGTTGAATCACATCCACTCGCTTCTGTGCTTCCTGCGTCAACTGTTTCCCAACGAGATGTCCGTTCTCACCTCCAATGAACTTAATGTTGTAACCTGCCTCCGCAAGTTTCATCGCTTGCAAAGTCTTACCAGTCTTGCTCATTCCGTAGAGCAGAACCTTCTTAGGTGCATTCGTTGCGTCAATCGTATCCAGAGTTGCCATTACTTTCCACCTCCACGTTGTGCTGCGTCTAACATCAGAAGTTTATCCTGTATCAGGTCCACCAGTTGAATCTCGATATCATACCCTCGCTTGTTATGCTTATCTATCTTCTGGTTTTTAATTTCTTTCTCAATGAGCAAGTCCAGAATCTCTGGTCGATCAATGCCAAGATATGAATCGGCATATCCGCATCCGCCAAAATAGGGACAAGGCTTGAAGAAATCGTAGCAAGCTTCTCCCCGTTTAGGGAAATAGTTTGTCTTAATAAAACCCTTGATCGTTTCGCAATCATGAAGAATATCCCTGATCCATTCCACTTTCACCAAGTTTGACTTGGAGAAGGGAAGCATTGTGAACTCCATCTCAGGACAACTGTAAGCGATATAGAGAACATCGTAAGTTGTCTGATGCTTGACTAAGTAATCCAGTGCGATGGAGTAGCTGAGAGCTTGAGAGGAGTTAGCATACATTGCCTCATGGATCACACTGAAACCACTGGTCTTGATTTCAATGATCCGGTATTTCTTGTAAACTGGATGGTACAGGATCAAGTCAATGTGGGCAATGTACTTGAACCCGTCCGGTAGATGGATCTTAACTGAATACTCGATACCAGGAGTTCCGTTGAAGTCAGCGATTACCCAACCTTCGGACTGTATCTCAGCTACCAGATGTACCGCCAAATCTATCGCTCGTAACACATACCAGAAACTCTTTTTCTTCTTAGGTTTCTCCTCTTCCAAGGGAATATCCCACGCCATGAACGCGGCAAGTTGAGCATCCTCTTTAGTAGCTTCAGGAAGAAACAGTGTCTGCACTCCTGCTGCTAATGAATGGCCGAAAGCGAAGTCTACATTATCCTCCTCTTCTTCACCTTCCCCACTCATAGCTGCCAACGTATCCAGCTGGAGTTTCTTAGGACAGCGATGAAGTACCAGGTTACTACTGTAACTCCGTTGCTTCAGCAACCAGACCTGTTTCTCTTTAACAGTTTCCAGTACCGGCAGAGTTACTGCTACCACCTGAGAGATCTGAGTCTGGGAAATAACTGGGGACAACAATAGCTTTGCAGAATCCTCTGGAGTTAACCGCTGTGAAGGTGGATTCTTTCCACTCAACGCTGCTAAAGCTGCCTGTGCTGCGGGAGATAACGAAACTGTATTGTTCATTGGATAGTCCAAGGAGAAGATAATCAATCTGTTCACACCAGCTCTTATATTGCTGAGGCCAGAGACTAGCGGAAGATGTTGTCTTGATAGGGAATCGCGGGAGAGCTGCCAGTCTGCTAATTGACAGCGTATGACTTACCGCCGAGACCTTCAGTAACTCTGCGAGTTGGATCAATCGCAGGAACGGAGAGTCTGTGGTTTGTAAATCGTATGTCCAGTCCATAACCTTCAGGACAATGTGACATTGGATCAGTTCAGTATGATTCATCGGGAGCTAGAAATCTTCCGTCCCAATGACTTTGTTCTTTGGCAGAATCTTGTTTTTCTCTTTCTTCGCTGCTGCCTCAGGAATCTCGATCTGGCGATACATTGCCATTGCGCCGAAGAGAACTGAAAGTTCAGTAGCAGGATCAAGCAGAGCCAGTTTCTCAGGGTCCTTGTGCAAGATGTTCCGGATAATATCCAGCTCATTCACATAGCCCGGACTGCGAGCTTCCATCAGACCAGAAAGGGTTGCCAGCCGAAGCTGGAGAGATTCAACATCAATCATACTTTCCTTCCTTTCAGAATCCCTTTGCCAGCGGAGTGTTCCCGGCCCATCTGGATCTTGGCATCCTGATAGTTCCTACGCCAAGACTTGATAGGATGGGCAGTCATCTTCCGCTCCTCGATCTTAACAACTTCTCCCTTCTCATCCAGAGTCCGAATCCGCTTGACGGTTTCAGATACCACTGGCGCAACCGTACCTTTCACAATCTTCCTCAATACTTTCGCTTTCTTCCTGTTCATATCCAATCTCCTCGAAATACTACACTGAAATGTATAATGTCGGGATTGTCCTTATCCCTCATTACCTTGGCCCTATACTTTTTCTTTACTTCTTCCGAAGAAAGATCACGTTCTTTCCAAAATGCTTTGCGGATACGCGCAAAAACTGCATCAGATAATCCGTCAATCTTAACCTTAACTGGGGCAAAGTTATTATTATCGGCTCTTGCAACTGCGGTTTCCCAGATAGGTTGATAGGCTCGTTTCTTTCCACTGGCTGTTGATACTGTGGGGCTTGGCGCGACTGGGCCTGTATCCGTTCCCGTCTTTTCTTTTTCAACCCCAGAACTTTTTGACGAAACATTGTTATTAATCATCCCTGTTCACTACCTGATGGATTGGCTGGAAGTATCTTAAACTTCACTCTTCTATCTGCATCGGAGAATAGAGACAATGAAACTCGGCAAGGAGATTCCTTGGTAGTCTTAAACTGCAAACTACGAATCTCGTACACCGGGTCCATCATTATCATAATCTCCTCGAACCTTTTCTTAGCCTGATAGATGGCAACTCGAAATCTGTTCCTTTCCTCCATACTATCAAACTCCACATCGACAGTTTCCCCCTCAACAAGTTTGAGAATAATATCATCATACCGGTTAGACACAAAGGTGGTATCTCCAGGTTGTTAGTAATTTCATGAGCTGGAAACAAAAAAAGGGCACCCTTTCGAGCGCCCCTGTAATCTGTTGCCAGTACCAAGCTAACTACCTTGGTGAAGTTGCTAGCTTAGAAGCTTGCCAGCACAGTCTCCGGCTGATTCGCCGCGATGAAACCTTCGCACCGTCCGATGAGATACTGGTAAACCTTCAGCATCTCTTCCTTCTTCTCGGTGTTACCGAACCAAGTCTTGATACGATCTTGGAACTGTTCCAGCGCAGTCAGGTTTCCCTTCACGCGATTGAGTCTCGTTGCCAGAATCTCCGCACCAACCTTCGCACGGTTCTCATCAACTCCACCCTTCGCCATGATAACCGAGATGTAATCTGCCTTGAAAGCATTCCAGGTTTCCTCATCAAACATCGACTTGGAAGCAGGCGGCAGAGCTGCGATGGCTTCGAAACTGTAACGTTCCGCAGGAATCCCATCCTTGCGAACATTCTCCACTCCCAGATCTTCGATCAGTTCCCGATAGTAGCTGATACTGGGAGCATTCAGCGTATCAACCATCATCTCCAGAACCTTCGGATCACCACCTTGCAGCAACCGGACAACATCATCCAGAGAAAGAAGCGTCAAAGTTGCTTCGATCGGTTCTGCGGCAGGAACTTCTTTGCCAGTGGTTTCATCTTTGGTCTTGCGGAAATTGAACTTGCGCTTGACTTCTTGCATTTGATTCTCCTGATTGGTTGAACTACTTAACTTCGTTGACTTACCATCTTGCGCGGCTCCCTATCTCAGCGGTAGCGCAAGTATAACCATGATAACAGCCCCCGTAAGGGTTGTCAAGCTCTTTCGGTTGCCGTTAACAGGAAATTCTTTCCTACTCACCCTCTTCCTCTTCTTCATCCAGAATCTTCAGGGTTTTCTTAGCAGCAGTTGCGGCTGCAATCTTCCTGCGAAGTTCATCTATCTTGTTTTTAAACCATAGGATCTTCTCCTGTATTGAAACTCCGGGAATGCGTTGCCGACTCACACCTTTGCTGAATGAGTCCGGCTCACACATTATGAAAAGCTGTTGACTGGCGCGAGTTACCGAAGTGTACAGCATCTCTCGATTAACAGTAAAATGAGAGTTGTGCAACAGAAGGAAAACTTTGCGCCACTCAGAACCTTGTGCCTTATGAATTGTAATCGCATACGCCAGCAAGAGATTCGCGTATTCTCCGCGAGTAGCAATCTCTGTTTCATGACTTCCATCCTCCATCTGTTCGTCAATGAGTTTCACATGGACAATATGGGAAGCTTGATTACTGACATCATCATCCGGATTATCCATGATCGCCAGTAGAAACTTATCAACATCCTCCGCACTCATCTGCTCAGGAGAGATACTAGCTCCTGCGCTAGTCTTTGCATGATAGGTTCCATCCCGGTGTAGATCAACAGAAGGAGGAAGAGGAGCTTTGCCAATATACTTTCCATTCTTGTTGATTGCGGTAATGATTCCCTCTTTCTTGTTGTAAAGAACCTTGTCACCCACCGCGTAATAATGTTTCTGGAATCCGGCAATGATCTCATGAGTTTCCTTCCCATCTCGCATGGAGATATGTTGGGCAATCGCACGATTCAGCTCATCACTACCTAGCTGACCCTCACCTTTCTTATTCTTCTTCCCACCGTTGAATGGAACTAAGATAATATCCGCGATCGGATCAAATACTTTCCGATCTATCAGTTGACAGAAGAACTTACCCATCACGATAGCTGCCATATCTGCGGCAATCTTCTTGTCAAAGAATGTGATCCTGATGGGATCATTCAATCCTTTGTAGTGTCCGTATCTGGCCTGAAGTTCTTCCTTCCCCAGTTTCTCTCCCCTGCTAATCGCCCATGCCAGTGCGATTATGGGATTCTCCGCTGCTTGACGGTAAATCTTGGTCAGTTCAATACAGGGTAATTCATTAAGTTTGTATCCGAGAATCCCTTCACCATATGGGGGAGGCAACTGTTGAAGATCGCCGAGATAAACAAACTGTGTTCCACTGTGACATGCAGCTTTAAGCTTCTGATGAAGTTCAATCGAGACCATGGAAGATTCTTCAATATAAATTCTCTTAAGTCCTCGGGGAAGCTTTCTAAGTTCTGTACGAGAGGGAACAAATCTGCTGGAACTTCGCAGCTCGCTAGTTTCTGGGTCCTCATAACTGTAATCCTCCCTGATATATTCCAGCAACTTGTGAATGGTCATGAAGTTAATCCGGGTTGTTCCCAGATCAAACGACTTGCTGATGTTGTTAATCGCCCGATTGGTGAAAGCAACACAGACGATTCCCAAACTGCCAGGAATCAGATACTTGTGTCCTTCCGTATCGTGCATTGGTGCAATGATATGTCCGGACTCCATCATCCAGATACCTTCCTTCACAGTGGTAGTCTTACCAGTTCCAGCCTTACCTATTAGGCAGAAACTGTCACCGTTAATCATTGCACTGGTAGCAGAGGATTGTTCGTCTGAGAGCTTGATTCTAGCGACTGGGAGATTCTGGATTGGTGGAGTTACAACTTCTTTCCAGTCCGTAGAATCATGGTGGATTGGAATATGCTGGAATCCACCTTCCGCTTCCCACCTAGCTATCAACTCATCTTCATACTCATCCATCAAATCTCCCATATCTTGCAGGGAATCTTCATCTGGATGACAGTGGGCATGATTCAGCATCACTGGTGGAACTGAGACTGGCGCGACAGGAGGATTTAACAGTTTCTCAATCTGTTCCTGCTTCTTCCTCTCCACGGCAGCCATAATCTCTGCCATGCTAGGGATAGCAAGATTCAGTTTGATTGGACCTACTGATTGGGAACTCACAGATCCTCCTTAAGTTTGGCGATAACAAGAGACTTGGCGGGATCAACCGCAGCTTGGAACTCCTGTTCGAACTCCTCAATAGCTTTCTGGAGAGCTTCCCAATCAATTTCCAGGTTAGCTTCTCCCTGTCCGGTAGCAGTAGAGTACCAAACTCCGTTGGTAGCATGGAAAATGGCGGGATGTTTGTAACTTTCCACCCGCAACTTCAATCTTTCCACAAGATACTTGGCTAGTTTCATGCCTTGAACTCCTGCTTCTTACATTCCACCGCCACAACATCTCTCCGATTGGGAGAGTTATTAGCCCCCATCTTCTCAATCACAGGATTACTGGAGAGTACCGCCTTAATCGCTTCAATCGAGTTGGAGCAATTGATCGGTACTGTGGCGAAGGAACCATCATCAAAGACTGCGGTAACTTCATATATCCGGAAGGTTGGCATTACTCATCTCCCAAGTTAGGAACATATCTCAGACCATCCATTGCTGCCCAAGACTTAGCGTAATCTTCTGCTTCTTTCTTGGTAGCAAAGGAGAATGCGGAAGTTTCCCAAGGTTCCCAGAAACCACCGGGGATTCCAGGTTCCTCTGTATTCCACCACATCTGGATAGCTTTCCATCCAGCTACAGGTTTGTAGACTGAAACATAGCTGGAATGATCCTCTGGAACTGTGTTAGCTTGGCTCATACTTAACTCCTTTGATCCAGAGTTGAGGAATCTGGCAGATACGCAGACGGCAGATACCATCTACATTTACCCAGATTACAGTTCCATCTTCCCGCCACTCGATATCAACTCCTTGTTTGGGAGCAGTAATATCCAGCATCTCTGCAATGTCTGCGATATCAACTTCCGCTGAGACTGGCGCGACAGGATCGACAGGTTGATTCTCACTCTTAAAACTGTTTCCATTCGCCACGGCGACCTCCTCTGGCAGCTTTCACTTCTAAATCCCAAAGAGCCTTAGCACCGTAGTATGCTCCCGCAGTAGGATAATCTACTCTCTGCGGTTCAGGTGGTAAGGAGTAGTTTTCCGGATTCTGGATATCTTCCGGGAGAATCTGATAACTGGTGGGTTTGGCGCGGGATGGTTTGGGAAGTCCATCTTCATCTACTTCTCCATCATCCCTATCATCATCCTTTTCCTTATAACCCCACTGAGATGCTTCAATCAGTTTCCTCATTTGCACCCGTACTGCGAGACACTGATCGTTAGTTACTGGAAGATTCTCCTGTAACCACTCATATACCTCGTGCATTTCACTCTCATCGGACTTAGTTGCAAACGTCCAAGCTTCATTAAGTGGAGTCTGCAAGATATCTAACCATCTCCGATACTTTTCATCCGGACAGTCGGAAACATCTAGCGCCCAACGTGCCAGAGGTAACGTGAAAGCCTGACCAATTAGTCCGGCAGCACGAAACTCATTCTCTATCTTCTGAGATTCTTCGTTAATCTCTCTCCTCCGAACCTCATCAGATTGTGTTGCCATTACCTGTTTCCGAATCTCTAGCAGTCTGTCCAGGTAGACACTAATATCCTCCAGCTTGTAGTTAACTTCACTCACTATCAACTGAGGGAATGGCCGACGTGGAGTGATACCATACTTTGCGTAATCAATCCAACACGCAATTCGCATAGCATCCATCATTGTGAATTCAATGATCTGGAGACTGGGGTCAGCTGGATGTTTCCAGGTAATCAAGTCCATGCTGTTAAGTACCGCAAGATAGTACAGTTTCTTCTCTCGCTGGGACTTGGCAGCTGTGAACCGAAAGATCCACTCTGGTTTCAGGATTAAAGACTTCTTAGCCTTGAAACATGGGTGGATATCATCTAGGTCGAAACCTAGTAGTATGTCAGATTTATACAAAATCTCGCCGCTAATATGGCAGGTTATTTGGGACATTGGCTGTTAATTCCCCGGTAAGACCAAGTAGTTCTGAGTCTCTTGTTTGTTCTTCTTAGACTCCCACTTGGAGTGGATCCATCCATCCGCCCGTGGAACTGCTAGTTCATCCACGATGATAGTTTCCGGTTCCAGCAAACAATATTCGCTGTATTTACAGTAAGCCACCATTAGATCCTGTGGCTGTTTCTTCAGGAACTCAATTAGTTCTGCGACTGTCATGTTAGTTCTGTCCTTTCCGTAGCTTCACAATGTCAGCTACTCCGTTAGAATCTGCAATGGCAACTGTGAGATTCAATGCGTCCAGTTTCGACATTGCAATTTGCATCTCCTCTCCAACTGCATCAATGCAGCAAAGAAAGTACGTGGAGAGATCACTCAGTGCTATCAGATAAAGCCTGTCTCCAATCTTGTATCTTTTATCTCCCTCTTCGTTAACTACAACGTCAATCTTGATCCCAACTGGCGCGACAGGTTGACGGTTTCCTTGGTTGTCTTTGTTCATTCTGGCATCTCCTTAGTCACTGTTATCATCAGATCGAATTGATACTGGATATACTTCCAGACTTCCATATCAATTGCAGTCTGCTCTTCTTTGCTCAAGTCCTTATCATCCCCCGTATGGAACCAGATGATAAAGTTAGCAAACAGGGAATACAAAGCAAAGAACCATCGTGGATCATCCTTTAACTTCTGGATAATCTCCCGATGAATCTCCAGTTTGTGAATTGGGGAGTCGAACTTCTTATCACACCGCACGAATCTACCAGAATCCTTTGCCAGCTTGATAAGTCGCGCCGTAATCTGGGAACCAGTCTCTCCAGGTAGCGGAGTGATTCGCCAGAGTTTATCCTGCATCTCAGGATGCAAGACTTCTTCCATCAACACTCTTAGCAACTCTGGATTAGTTGCTAACCGATTGATAATCTCATCCAGAATGTCCTTAGGATCACTCATCTGCGCCGATCCATTCCAGGAACCTTGCATCATTATCGCCGCTGTAATCTGAGATCATGAACTGTGAATACTCAGAGACCAGCAATTCATTAGTGAGATGTTCCAGTTCCTTGGGCCAACGACGCCGGAGGTTCCTGATTACAGCGCGATTGAACATACTATCTTTCGACTCTGTAGTTACCATGTTCAAAGTTCCTTCCAGAAGTAATCAACAATATCTGCAATCATCGGGAAAGTGAACTCTCCAGAGTCATTGCAACCAGTCAGAGAGATAGTCTGATTCTTCCTCGGATGCAAATGGCCGGGAAACTTAAACTCTCCGCTAACACTGTGCATTCCAACTTCATGCATAACCTCCATTGGAAGTACACTCTTAGCATTGAAGAAACTGAACAAGTCCTTCAGTTTACCTCCATCGGTTCTGGAATCAGGAACCCACTGTAACGGAGTTATCACACTCTCCTGTGAGTTCCAGACTTCACACAATCCGCCAAGACAACAGAAACCACTAGGATCACGTAAGCATCCCATAGTCTGCTTGTTGCTTGGATCACGTAACCAAGCTGACCACGCTATTGCGTATTGTCGATTCATTTCGGGAATCTCCTATGCTTGGGACATTCAGGAATCAGTGGAAGCGGAGAATCTGCCAGCTTGCTACCGGCGACACTCCGCTGCTTGACAGTCTCCACAGTGACGGGAAGATTCAGGAGTACAGGAATCACTACTCCCAGAATCATTCCCGCCATAAGGAACAGAACTAAGTTTCTCATGGCGGGATTCCCTCAGTTAGCTACGGGTGCGGTAGTTACCATCCGGTCCCAGATTGGGCCAATCCAGCACAGCCGGTTGCGGAGGATTGGTAAACTTGGTAAGTTCTACTTCCAACACCAGTGGCGGATCTTCGTGCAGGAACTTGGTATTCCAACCTGCGGTAGTCGGTGCGTTCCTGCCAGTAACATAGGCAGCAACATTTGCAACGTGCGCGGCGGGATACTGAGGAACTTCCAGAAACTTGTCGCCGCCAACAATCTTCCAACCTTCTGCCGTGTAGATTTCCATAGTTACTAATCTCCAGTGTTAACAACATGGACTGCGGGTAAACTGCCTGTTTCCAGTAATACTCCCAAGGATACCACTCCGGGCTACCCCTGTCAAGCGAAATCTGCTGCCGTTAGTGGACTTCCACTATTAGCAGAAGTAACTTCCCATCACCACACTCTCTCCATCGTACCGGTACTTACATACGATTCCTGAGAAGTAGCTATCTGAGTGATAACCGTCCCAGTTCCTGAGCGGAGAACCAACTGGTA